TGAGGTTAGTAACTCTTCAAGTGGTTACATAAGTGGTGGTAATGTTAATGTATGTTCGGGAAGTAATAGTACAACATTAACATTAAATAATTTAACAGGTAGTGTTGTTAGATGGGAATCATCTTTCGATAACTTTTTTACTGCGGGAACAACTATCACAAGTACATCAACAAGTATAACGGTAACCAATTTAACGAAGACAACATATTACCGAGCAATTGTGAATTCATCAAGTCCTGTTAGTTGTTCAGGATTGGCAACCTCAAGTGTTTATGTTACCGTAAAACCAACTAAATCGGGTACGGTATTTGCTGCAAACAATTCTATATGTGCTGGTGGTCAAGTTGAATTGACATTATCAGGTCAACAGGGTAATGTAAATAAATGGCAACGCTCAACGGACAATGTGAATTGGACTAACATCTCTAACACAACAACAAGTTTAACAGAAACGATTAGTTCCGCTGGTACATATTACTACCGTGTTGAGGTACAAACACCGAGTTGTGGTAGTGCGGTTAACTCAAGCTCAAAAACAATTACGGTAACATCGGGAACACCTCCTGTTGGTGGTGGTGTGTCATCCTCAACTCACACGAGCACAACAAACTCAGGTACATTGACATTAAGTAGTTATACAGGAACAATTGTTAAATGGCAAAGGTCTACTAATGACGGTGTCAACTGGACAGATATAACAAATACCGCATCAACATATAGTTATACCAATATTACCTCAAAAACATTATTCAGAGCACAATTACAAAGTGGTACATGTGGATTTGCATATAGTAGTAATGGTACGGTGTCAATTATAACAGAAACAATTAGTGGTACGATTACAATCCCATCTGGACTATCTACGAGACCGCAGGTTAAATTATATTTGGTTGTAGGTACTACGGAGACATTATTACAAACTGTGACCGTTGGGGTGACCGGAACATTTACATTAAATCCAACCACATATAATTCTACATATAAAGTAGTACCCTCATATACAGGGGTGGTAAACAATACAGATTTTAATTTGGTCTTTAGTGAATCTCAAAATGAAAATGTACCAACTTTATTAAGTCCAGGTTTAGTTTTAACAAGTGGACAAAAAATGAAGAGTGGTGATATTAATGAAGACGGAATGATTACAATATCAGACGCATATCTTCTCGGCGCAAGTTTAACCGGTTTAGTTCCATATAATGAGGTATTTTGGTATACCGCATCGAATTTTAATTCTATGACAATTTCAAATTTTAACTCATTTACTCCCGTAGATTATTTTGTAATAAATTTTACAACAACCTCGGTGATATTGAATATCAAATATATTGTTAAAGGTGACGCTGATTTATCGTCATCATCAAATTAAATTGAGGATAATTCAAGATACAAATTGTGAATTTCCCCACAAGTTTCATAATCTTCAACACTTTCAAAATATGGTATTAAATCTCTAATTAGAACTATAATTTCTTGTCTATTAAATTTTAATTCCGTTTCCCAATCTAAATCCATTATTTTAGCCGATAAAACCAAAATTAAATTATTTTTTTCTTTGTTTTTAAGATTACCAAAAAGATTTATTATGTTCTTATAGATTTTAACTTTATTGATATCATAAAAATCTGTAAATCCCGAATATTTTCCTTTAATGTTCAATTTTTTAATTGAAATCTCATTATTTTTTGTAGTCATGGTTTGTTTAATTATTTTTCAACAGTATGTTCAATTTGAACTCTAATACAATTTTGAGGTAAGTGATTGATGTGTCTAAAATTATTTATGTATCCCATCATATTTCCACTACCTACAGCATTTGCTGAGTGTACAAAAACATCAACAACAGGTTTACCATCCATCCATTGTTCAACCAACCATTTGACACAATCCATACCAGTTTTTTCGGTAATATTATCATAGTTCAATGTATAGTTATGATAAACATTTTTGTGCCATTCTTTCATTGCACTATCCCCTAAGTCATGGTCTAATGAAATCAATTCAATATTTTCTAACCCTATTTCGGTTATCTTATCTACAAATTCCTCATAGTTCCTAACAACCACCCATTCCTCTGGTAAAATTGGGGTACGAACATCATCTAGATAAATTCTTTTCTTCATTGTGTAGTTTTTTTTACTAATTCTCTTCATTTTTTTTAAATGGTTTTGAATACGATGGGTATATTAATTTCCAAATTTGTTCGGTATATTCTTTACCATCCAACATGTTAAATAATAAATTTGGGTGTTTATACATTTTTGCATAAGACGCAAATACTCCTCTGTTTTCAATACCGTGAACTCTGTTTATTATTTTGAATATCCATTGATATTCTTTATCTAATGTTTCAAATTGAGTTAACAACTCTTCTTTAGTTTGTTTAACCCAATCATAAAATTCATCGGGTACTTTATCAAGTATATCATCTAATGGTCTTCCATCTTTCAAATACTCCCATATATCTCGGTTAGATATGTTGGTTATAATTCGATGAAGACGAACATACTCCTCTCCTTTGATTTTCATACGAAAACCATTTTTAAAACGAATTACATACCCTTCTTTATCTTTTGATATCTCTTTTTTTAGTATATCATATCCCTCTCCCCATGTTTTGTATAGGGTAACGGTTTTGAAACCTAACGATTCATAATCTTGATTGTGGATATTATATTCCTCTCCTGTGTTGGTTTGAATTACAGCTAGTAAAACTAACTTTTTTTCAAAACCATAATCTACAACGATTCTGTTTTCTGGATAAATTATTTCAAAAAGATATGTGCAATCAGATGGAAGGTATTTGTACTTATATTTTTTTAGTATCTCAAAACCAACTATTGATTGTGGTGATGTGAATGAACCTCTTGTTGATAATACCCATTCCCCTTGGTAATTGAATAATATACCCAAAGAACCATCCATTTTTTCGTAGACATCAAAATATTCATTTGGTATTTCTTCAGGTGTTAATTCTTCATAATTGAAGAACTTAGTGAATGGTCTTGCAACAATTTCACCTTTACTGTTAGTAACAAGACCACGACATTGCACAGTTATCTCATCCCACAATCTTTCATATTGAACTTTTGGTGAATAATTCCATATGGTTAAATCAAGAGTTGGGTGGATTTGTTTTTGCAACAAACCATCTTTGTGGTACTGTTCTAATTTTTCAATCATTTTATAGTTTCACCTCGAAACGGTTTTTCATTTGTAAAAGTTTTTCTTCTGGTACATTGTGTTCATTTACACCTTCGTGTCTATTTTCAACAATGATACTATGTACTCTATAACCGTATCTTTCGGCCATTTGGTAATATGATTCCATTTCCCACTCTTGAGTGAATGTGTTTGAAACCACGATTTTCATAACACTATTTTGCATAAGATGAGAACATCTTTGATGACAGTCATTGTGTGCCTCTTTTAATTTTGTTGCATCAAAATTATAATTACCACTCTCATCAACAAAATAATCGTCAGCGGACAAAGGTTTCAACTGATTGTTTGGCATATGTAAAATAACCCCACCCAAAGTTGTTTTACCCGAACCAGGTAAACCTCTTAATAATATTAAATCTTTTGTATATTCCATATCCATAATTATTTCAATTAAAAAAACAAGCTGTGGTGTCACAGTCAATACATTTAACTCACATTACCACATGTAGTAGTGAGCACTCGTTTAATTACTTAACAGAATCAGTTGATACCGCCGTAGAATCCATAACTGGAGCTACCGTAGTGTCAATAGAAACTGATGTTGAATCTGTTTTTCCTGTTTCTGTGGTTGATTCATTTGAACCACATGCACTCATCGAAATCATTGCGACAAATGCAAGAAAGTATGCATATTTTCTCATTACTCCACAAATATACGAAAAACTTTTGAAATAAAAAAATCCCCAACGAGTGGTTGGGGATTGAGGTCATTTTGTGGTTTCAACACCACAGACTAAAAAAACGAAAGGATTTCGGCAAAGATTTCCTATGTGTATAAATATAAATATATATCTTTTTTAGAAAATCTCAATATTTAATACTATTTTTTAAAAATTTTTATTTCTCCGTCTTTTATTTTCAAGGTAACATTAGTTTTTTCTTTAATTGTTCCCTTTAAAATTTCATCACTTAAAAAGTCTTCACAAAGGTTTTGAATGATTCTTTTAACTGGTCTTGCTCCATACTCCTCTTGGGTGTTAAGTTCAGCAATACGGGTAATAATCGTTTTATCAAAAGTAATGTTATAGTTCTTTTCTTTAAGTCTATTAACAAGTTTATTTAATTCAATTTGTATGATTTTATTCATGGTATCCTTATCCAATGAGTTGAATAAAATTACATCATCAATTCTATTTAAAAATTCAGGATTGAATTGTTGTTTTAGTGATTTTTGTATGATACTTTTTCTAACCTCATATTTTTGTGTCTCACTTGATTTTGTGTTAAAACCAACTCCACCACCAAAATCGGACACTTTTTTAGCTCCAATATTAGAAGTCATAATTATAATGGTATTTGTGAAGTTTATCTTTCTACCAAATGAATCGGTTAAATGTCCCTCGTCAAGAATTTGAAGGAGAATATTAAACACATCTTTATGTGCTTTTTCAATCTCATCAAATAAAACCACAGAAAATGGGTTATTTTTAATTTTCTCAGTTAGTTGCCCACCCTCATCATAACCAACATATCCCGGAGGTGAACCAATTAATTTTGAAACATTATGTTTCTCCATAAATTCACTCATGTCAACTCTAACAACTTTTTCGGGGTCACCAAATAAAATTTCAGCAATTGATTTTGCAAGATATGTTTTACCAACACCCGTAGAACCTAAGAAGATAAAAGACCCAATAGGTTTATTTGCGTCTTTAATACCAACTCTATTTCTTTTAATCGCCTTTGAAATAATACCAATAGCGTCATCTTGACCAATTACCTTAGATTTCAACCTTTCATCAATTTTTAATAAATTTTCAGTTTCTCTACTATCCAATTTACTTATTGGAACACCAGTCATTTGAGATATTATTTCATATACATCATCAACACTAATTGGTATTTTATTGTCTTTTTGTTTTTCTAACCATTTAATTTTTTCATTGTCCAATTTAGCAATTATTTTTCTTTCCTCGTCCCTTAGTTTTGCTGCTTGTTCATAGTTTTGACTCTTTACTACTTGGATTTTTCTTTCTTTTATTTCATCCGATTCTTTCTTTAATTTTTCAATAGAATCAGGAATTTTTGTGTTTATTTTTTTATCCGAACCCAACTCATCCATTACATCAATTGCTTTATCTGGAAATTGTCTATCGGTTATATATCTATCGGATAATTTAACAATAATTTCAACCACACCATCATCATAATGTACTTTATGAAAATTTTCATATGAAGTTTTCAAGTTTTCTAAAATCTGAATAGTTTCATTTATTGTTGGTTCTTTTAAGATAATTTTTTGGAATCTTCTTACAAGAGCCCCGTCCTTTTCAATGTGTTTTTTAAACTCATCAAAAGTTGTTGCGCCAATACATTGCATCTCCCCCCTCGCCAAAGCTGGTTTAAGTATATTCGCAGCATCCATTGCTCCACTTGCATTACCGGCACCAACCATTGTGTGTAACTCATCAATAAAAATAATAACATTTGGTTCATTTTGTAGTTCGTTTAAAATTGCTTTTATTCTCTCTTCAAATTGTCCCCTATACTTTGTTCCCGCCACCAATGATGTTAAATCAAGTGACATTATTCTTTTATCTAAAAGATTAGTGGGACAATCACCCTTTACTATCATTAATGCAAGTTTTTCAACTAATGCGGACTTACCCACACCAGCATCACCAACGATAACTGCATTATTTTTCTTTTTTCTAGAAAGAATTTGTGCGATTCGTTTAACTTCTTTGTCTCTTCCAATAACAGGGTCAATTTTACCCTCCTCAGCTAACTTATTTAGGTCTCTTGAAAAATTATCAAGAATCGGTGTAGTTGAACCTTTTTTGGTTCTTTTAGGGTTTGAAACCGGCCCATCTTCGAAAAAATCTACTGACATATTATTTATAATTTTTATAAAGATACTAAAATTTTATATAAAAAACAAATGTTGAGTACCATTTCATTCACAAGTATTCAACATTATTGTTTTTTTGATATTTATATAAAAAAAACAAATTATGAAAAAAATTATTCAATTAACAGAATCAGACCTAAAAAGGGTAATTAAAAAAATTTTAAATGAGGGTTGGCGTGATGATGATGATGATGATGACACAAAAGTATTAAAACGTAAACCTCATGTAATGCCGAATATTGATGAATTTTTAAACCGAGTTGATGTGGATAACACAGATGATGGTTATACTTACAAAGGGATAACTTATGAAAAAGTTTGGTATACGGATGATAATGGTTTATATAAATGGGTTTGGGATTATTCCACTTCAGAAGACAAAAAAAAAGATACGATGTAACGGACAATACGGTAAAAAAAATGATTACCATCAAAATAAACACAAAACATTAAAACCCTTCAAACACGGAGGGTTTTTTATTTGATATTTATTGTTTATATTACCAAATAAAAAACACTATGGGTATTATTTCAGAAAAAATTGAAGGTAAGATGATTGAGGTAACTATCTCATCGTCAAATCTTAAATCAGCAAAGTTCAACACAGAGGATGAAACTCTATTGATGGAATTCAATAACGGCTCTATTTATGAGTATGAAAAAGTTCCTTGGGAAACTTTCACTAAGTTCAGAATGGCTGAATCACAGGGAAAATACTTTAACGGAAACATTTCAAGAACATTTAAATATAAAAAGGTACAATGAGTTTATTTGAGGAACTAATAGAGGATAAAGACGCAGACAAAGAGATTGTTAAATCTTTTGAGTCAAAAGATTCTTTGCCCGATACTATTTTTTCTAATGATAACGGTAACCATAAATTAAAAGATGATGTTAGAAAAAAATTATTGGAAATCTCTAATGAATTTCTAGAATTTATAGGTATTGATTTTTTTGTGTTTGATATTGTTTTAACAGGTTCATTATCTAATTATAATTGGTCAAAATATTCCGATGTTGATATACACATATTAATAGATTTTGATGAATTTAGTTCGGGAAAAGTGAGTTCCGAGGTTTATATGACAATCGTAAAAGAGTTTTTTGATTTAAAAAGACGACTTTGGAATAGTTCAACTGATATTGTAATTAAAAACTATGAAGTTGAATTGTATGTACAGGATGTTGATGATAAACATCTATCATCTGGTGTATATTCAATATTAAATAATGAATGGGTTATTGAACCTCAGAAATCAAATCCAAAAATTGATGACAAGATAATCCTTGAAAAGGGTGAAGAATACGCAAAACTTATTGACGACCTTTCTGAAAAATCAGAACAGGGTAATGACATCACAAAAGATTTAAACGAATTAAAATCAAAAATAAAAAAGTTTAGACAGAGTGGGTTAGAAAGTGGTGGGGAATACTCATATGAGAACCTAACCTTCAAACTATTAAGAAGAAATGGGTATATTGAGAAATTGATGAATATCAAAACTTCTATTAGAAATAAGAAATTGTCCCTCCCACAATAGAAAACTTAAATTTTTTTCCTATATTCATGTATTTATAGGATAACGAAGAATAACATATTTAACAATTAACAAAAATGGCAGACTTAAAACCACTAGGAAGTGAGAAACTTAACGGAGACGATAAACTTAAACGTATCCTTGAGTTGACTTATTACGGTAATAAACAAAATACCACGTCATCATCATCAACATCTAAAGTTGAACGTATAACAGAATCATCAAACGGTGTTTTTGGTATCGTTAAAGAAAAAGACGGTTACTATGTAAAAAAAGGATTAAATGAAAACACCCTTGATTATATCGGTGGTCTTTTCATGAAAAACAAAAACCGATTTAATTCATATGCGGATGCTGATAAAAGAATGAACCTATTAAGTAGTTCGGAATTAAACGAAGCAACAAAATATGTTTTAAAACAAAATAAACCAGAATCTGAACCAATGCCACCGGCTGACGATATGGGAGCAGAAATGCCACCTATGAATTCAGAACAACCTATGAATGAACCTTTACCTTCGGATGATATGGGTGCTGAAATGCCACCTTCAGATGATATGGGTAATGAAATGCCACCTTCAGATGAAATAGGTGGAGAAGCAAAACCTTCAGATTATATGGCTGAGGTTCAAAAATTCTCAGGTAAATTAGGTCAAGAATTAAGAGACCAAAAATCTAAAATGGAAAGTGACGATATTAAATACGTACTTAACATGATTATTTCAGCTGTTGATTTGAATAAACTTGAAGATGAAGATATTGAAGAAATAGGTAAGAAATTTGATAGAGATGTCGAAGAAGATGCTGATTCCGATGTTGATACATCTGATGTTCCAGTAGATGATGAAGCCGCACCATCAGAACCTACAGGTGATGAAGAATTGGGTGAAACAATGGATAAATTACAAGAATTCTTAAATATGCCGGCAGTACAAGATGAAGTTGATTTATCAAAATACGCTGATTTAGGTACTTCAAATGAGGAAGAAATAAAAGAATTAGATTTGGACGAAATTAAAAGTGAAATTAACAAAAGTATTTCTGAAACTTTAGGAAAATATTTCAAGTAAAATGCGTTTAATATATGTTAATGAGATTGGTTCCGATTACAAAGGTCAAAAACAGTACGAATTTATCTTTAGTGATAGTGCGGAAATTGACATGGAAGAATGGTTTGATATACCAGCCTCATCAACAGTAAGTCCTAAATCTCCGGATGTGAAATATATAGACCAAGTTGGTCTTTTACGTGACACCGATGTAGTTTTTGAATTAATACAAAATTCTGACTATTTCGGTGTTATTGATGCTGTGGATGGTATAATTGCCATGGCTTGGGAGAAATCAAACTTCGATATGGAGGATGATAGATTATTTTTCCGTTTTGGCGAATCATACGAAAAAGTAATAGATAAACTAAAATCGAGAGATTTAAAATTAGAAAAACAAGATTTAAAATTTAAAATATCATGACAACAAGAAAAGAATTTGTAAGAAAATTATTATCAGAGGGGTTTAATAGAAGTACCATCATTATGATGAGTGATAACGAACTTAAAACCTTATGTAAAACACTATTTAATGAAAGTGTTATGGTTAAAGCTGGTAGTCCAACTGCATCCGTGGATATCGCAAACGCAAAAAAACAAGGTAAAACTATTGAAACTTACGAAGGTAAAGAAGATGTTTGTCCTATTTGTGGAATGAAAGAATGTTCATGTAAAGATAAAAAACATGGAAAGAAAACAAAAAACATAAAAGGAAAAAAAGAAAATACGGAATTATCAGAATGGGTGTTATCTTTGGCGGAAAGTAAATTTACAAAATTCACATCTAAAAAAGATATTATGGGTATTATTAATGAAAAGGTAATGACAACATCAAATCCAATGCCAGGTAAAGCTAAAATTGGACACAACGGTGTTCCCGAATTTATGACATATGATTCAATCATCTCATCCTCAACCAAAGAGAAAGAAAAGGAAAGAGAAACTGAAACACCGGTTAGAGAAAGACCTGTTAGAGAGAGACCAACAGAAAAACCTAAAACTGATGACCCATTTAGTCCTAAACCAGGACCTAATCATGCTCCAAAAGCATTAGCTGAAAAAAAAAGAATTAAAAATGGAATTTAGTAAAAAAAATTTGTTATCTTTAATTAAAGAAAATTTAGAAGAGATGGCAATGGATTTCGATACGGAAGATAGACCTGACCAAGGTATACAAAATAAACTAGCTCAAGGAGATACTCCATTGAAAAAAATTCCATTTCCTAAAACAGGTGATGAACCCAATAAAAATTTCCAAGAACTTTTAGCGTCTGAAAGATACAAACAAGTAATTAATAACCTAAGACAATATACAGGTATTAATACACCTCTTAGGACTGTTAATGATATAATGCCGTTAGCTCAAATGATGATGACTGCACATAATCAAATTATACAAACCGAAAGAGCGCATAGAGGAGAATTAGAAAAATTATCAGTTGATTTAGTTGTAAAAGAACTGAATGTGTTTACACCGAAGGAAATTGAAGAAGGTGCTGGTATTGAATTTAGTGGTGGTGTATATATGGCATATACATATCAAACAACTGACACAAATAGAAAAAAAGTAAATAAGTTACAATTTGATGTTAAAATTGTTAATACAGGTGAAATTGATTCAAGTGATTTCAATAGAGAACAAGGTCAACAAGAAAATGCTCCAGAAGTAAATATCGAGGTCGAGGAGGATTTAATGGATGATTTGGAAAAACTTGATTTAGAAAAAGCGAAAAGAAGATTTATTAATAGTATGATACAAGGTGCATCAAAAAAGGGTCACTTTATGTATCATTATGTTCCTGATAAAATTGAGGAAATTACTGGTTCTGAAAACTTAATAAACCAATATGGTATTTTAATGTCAATTAACGATACACTTTATTGGCAATTAAGTGACGAACAAATGAAAATGATGATGGGTGGAGGCGGAGAAGGTGGGTCAAGTATGGCTGGTAAACAAAAAGTGGATAGAAATTCCAACCCTCCTAAAATAACAGTAGAAGCTGTTAATTTTCCCGCACTTGTCCATGAATTGGTTAAAGCGGTAATGGAATTGATTTCATACGCCGGTGACCCAGATGATTTAGAAACTTTTAATGCGGTACAACAATCAGAAGATACTTTAGAAAAAGAAGTATGGGATTTGAGATTAGGACCAGCAATATGGGAAAGAATGAGAAAACAATTTCCTGAAGATATCCTAACTGATGTAAATAAGATGCATCTACAGAATAGATTACTAATGACAATATTCAAATTACCAGCAAAAAATTTATTGGTATTCGCAAAGGAGGTTGTTTCAGGTTCTGAAAATGGTAAAAGATTAATGAATGAGTTAATGTTAGGAATTGAACAATTACTTAGAGACCAAGATTACCAAACTGCGATGGCAGCATTTAATGATGATTTAGATGATGTTGCGGATGATTTTACTGATGATGATATGAGAAATCTTTTAGGTGATTTAGGTATTAGTTTATCGGATGACGATGATGACGATAATCGATAATATTTAAAAGGGGGTTTTTACCCCCTTTTTTTGTATTTATATATATGAATAGTAAAATAGAACAATTAAAAGAGTATGCTCGTATCATGAAAGATACCCCATATGCTTTAAAAACATATCTACAGACTTTCGATAACACACAAAAAAAATATGTTCCATTGGAATTGTTTCCTGACCAAATTCAACTATTAGAAGACTATGAGAATTACAATGAGAATATTACAAGAAAATATAGACAGGCTGGTGTAACAACGGTAACTGCGGCGTGGGTTTCTAAAATATTACAATTAGCAAAACCTGAAAATCCAGAAAGGGTTCTTATTATTGCAAACAAAAGAGATACAGCAATTGAGATGGCTAACAAAGTTAGACATTTCATAGACCAATGGCCGGAATGGATTAATGTTGGGTTCTCACCCGATAAAAACTCAGAAAGTAGATTTAGATTAAATAATGGATGTGAGGTAAAAGCCGTAGCAACATCTGCGGATGCGTTACGTGGTTATACACCAACTATTCTAATATTTGACGAGGCCGCATATATTGAAGCTGGTGATGATTTTTGGGCAGCATCTATGGCGTCCCTATCAACGGGTGGTAAGATTATTCTTATCTCAACACCTAACGGTTATGACCCAATTTATTATGGTGTATATGACCAAGCAATTCGAGGTATAAATGATTTTCATATAACCGATTTAAGATGGTTTAAAGACCCTCGTTATACTAAAGACCTAAAATGGGTTAAGTGTAGTGATATTGTTCATTACATGTTAAATAGAGAACAGTATATCGATGATGATGTTGTTCTTTATGACTTCGACATTGAAAAATACCAAGAGTTACATGAACTAGGTTATAAACCCTATTCATCATGGTTTGAATCCATGTCTAAAAAATTCAAATACGATAGAAGAAAAATAGCACAAGAATTAGAGTGTGACTTTTTAGGTTCAGGAGATGGTGTTATTCCAGGTGAAATACAGGAAAATATTGCAAAGAATATGATTCGAGTACCAAAGGAAAAATACATGCAAGGTACATTCTGGCATTGGAAAGAACCTATTCAAGGTCACAGATATATTATGGGTGTGGATGTAAGTAGAGGAGATAGTGAGGATTTTTCTTCAATTAATGTAGTTGACTTTGACGATAGAGAACAGGTTGCTGAATATATCGGTAAAATACCACCTGATGATTTAGCGTCAGTTGCATATAAATGGGGTATATTATATGATGCATTTATTGTAATTGATATTACCGGAGGTATGGGTGTTGCAACATCAAGGAAGTTACAAGAATTAAATTATAAGAACCTTTATATTGACGGGGTTAATACTAAAAATATATGGGAATATAATTCAAAAGCCATGGAGAAAATTCCTGGTTTGAATTTTAATAATAAAAGAACACAAATTGTTGCAGCATTTGAGGAACAACTTAGAAAAGGTTTCTTAGTTAGGTCAAGTCGTTTATTAAATGAATTAAACACCTTTGTTTACATGAATGGTAGACCTGACCACATGAAGGGAGCACATGATGACTCAATAATGAGTTTATCAATGGCACTTTATGCTGGAGATATGTGTTTTAATCAATTACAAAGAAGTGAAGCGTCAAATAAAGCGATGTTAGAATCGTGGACTGTTACCGAAAGAACATATGAACCAAATAAGTCTTTTTATTCTTATGGTACAGCATTTGACCAAATTGGTTCTATGGGTATGGATAACCATCCTGCGTTTCCACAACAAAATGGGAGTTCAAAAGAACAATATAAAGAGTATGCATGGTTATTTGGTAAAAAGAGATAAACCTTTATTATGATGAATAAAATACTTATATTCTAAATCAAAACTATTTATATACATGGCAACAGATAATAAAACAGTATTTCAAAGACTCACACATATGTTTGGGTATCCCGGTAAAACAAAGCCAGAGGAAGCCCCATCTTATAATTTTAACAAGGATGAGATACTAAAAACAAACAGTAAAGAAGAATACGAAAAAGCGTTATTACAAGCGCAACAATCGGAATATATTGCAGATAAATGGACTAAATTAGACCAATCACTTTATAACCAATCGGTTTATTATGAACCAAATAGAATGTCAGCTTATTATGATTATGAGTCTATGGAGTTTACTCCCGAAATATCGGCATCACTTGACATTTACGCAGAAGAATCAACAACACTATCCGAAAAAGGTGAACTTATCACTATATTTTCCGAATCAACAAGAATTAAGGAAATCCTTACCGATTTATTTAAAAATAGATTAGACTTAAATACCAATCTACAAATGTGGACAAGAGGTATGTGTAAGTATGGTGATGATTTTGTTTATTTAAAAATTGACCCAGAAAGAGGTATTATAGGTTGTCAACAATTACCTAATATTGAGATTGAAAGATTAGAAGGAAAAGAATCTAAAACTCCAGGTCAACAAACAGCAATGAATTTACCTTCAAGAGAGTTGAGATTTAATTGGAAAAACAAAGATGTTGAATTTCAAGCTTGGGAAATTGCCCATTTTAGACTATTGGGTGATGATAGAAAATTACCATATGGTACATCAATGTTAGATAAAATCAGAAGGATTTGGAAACAATTACTTCTTGCTGAAGATGCTATGTTAATATATAGAACCACAAGAGCACCTGAAAGACGTGTATTTAAAGTTTTTGTTGGTAACATGGATGATAAAGATATTGAGGCATATGTTCAACGTGTTGCTAATAAATTTAAAAGAGACCAAGTAGTTGATGCAAGGAATGGACAAGTGGATATGAGATACAATCAAATGGCGGTAGACCAAGATTTTTTCATACCTGTTCGTGATGCCGCTCAAACAAGTCCAATTGAAACATTACCCGGAGCACAAAACTTAGGGGAAATTGCGGATATTGAATATATCCAAAAGAAGATGTTAGCAGCATTGAGAATACCTAAAGCGTTTTTAGGTTTTGAAGAAGTTGTTGGTGATGGTAAAACATTGGCATTAATGGATATTCGTTTTGCTAGAACAATTAACCGTATTCAAAAATCTTTAATACAAGAGTTAAATAAGATTGCATTAATTCATCTTTATCTTCTTGGATTAGAAGATGAGTTAAGTAACTTTTCATTATCATTAACAAATCCATCTGCACAATCTGATTTATTAAGAATTGAGCAATGGAAAGAAAAAGTTCAACTATATAAAGATGCAACATCAGACCAATCTCAAGTTGGTATTCTTCCAGTATCACATACGTGGGCTAAGAAAAATATTCTTGGATTTAGTGATTCTGAAGTTATGTTGGATTTACAACAACAAAGACTTGAGAGAGCAATTGGTTTTGAATTAACCAACACACAGAATGTTATTAAACGCTCAGGTGTATTTGATGACGTAGATTCTAAATATGGTGTACCCGAATCAGAAAGACAGTTGGGTGGAACACCACCTGAAGGAGGAGCAATGAGTTCTGATATGGGTGGAGCACCACCACCACCTTCTGGTGGAGAAGCTCCATTGAGTGAAAATGAAACAAAAAAAGATAATATTCTAAGTTTATTGGGTGATAATAATAAATTAAATGATTTATTTGATTATGATAAAGCACAACAGAATATTTATGAAATAGAAAATAAATTAAAAGACATATTAAATCAATAAATAAAATGACAAACTTCGGTGAAATAAAATCAAAATTGTTAACTAAGTTAACCGAGTCTTATAATTCAGGAAATAAAACTGAACTAAAAGAATTAATCAATAAATTAAAATCAAATAAGAATTTGGTTGAGATGCACCATTTCTACGAAGAAATGGAAAACATGTTTATTTCCAATAAAGATAATGCAAAATTGTATGTTGAGACTTTAGAACCACAATTAATTGATAGAATGAAATCAATTTCAAGTGATTGTAATAACTTCAATAAATTATTAAAAGATGTTGTAGCCGAACATAATGATTTATATGTGTGTTTGGATATTTTATCTGAGGAGAATAACATACATAATATCTCTAAAAAAATTGAAAATAGAGAAAATTTTATTAAATTTCTAACAACAAAAAAATCTATTAAGAAAGAAGAAGAACCAATTGTTCAATTTGAAAACCACACTTTACTAAACACGGTATTGGTGGGTAACTTTAATACTAAATTTACTGATTTTTTAAATGAGGAACAAAAAGAAACATTTACAAAAATTGTTTCTTTAACTGAATCCGAATTGGAAAATGAGGTACAAAAAATTAAATCCG